TCACAAATGTCTTGAAGTACTTATCACCCTCACGCTGGAGGATTGGACGCGGGTGGGTACGACCATTCTGATTGTATGCGTTCGCACGCTGGAGTACACCCTGAACAATCAGGCGACCGGCGTTTTTTTCAAGTGATTCCAATATTGCGGTCGGAGTTATATTAAATGGAATGACATCTACCAATAATTGTTTCAACATTTTTATTCTCCAAATCTCCTTCGTAAATTTTCTTCCCACGGAAGCATCCGAAGATTATTGATATTACCAACTTTCTCTGCGGGCATATTTTTCATAAAACCCAAATGAACACTAATAATGTGGTCTACTTGATGTGCTCCATTTGTTCCAGCTCTACCTCGTTTATCAAAATTCTCAAGCGTTTCTAATGGTTGTTGTCTCGTTATTCTTCGAACATCTAACGAATATTGTTTCCATTTCGACAATGAGTTCCTATACTCTTTGTATGAAGAAAATCCCAAACTTTTATATACTCGTTTTTGTATCGTCTTACTCGATTGCGTAATTCCAATATGTGAGTCACTCATATTTTGCTTCCATTCTTCTGAGAATGGCCCTCGGGTTTTTCCAAAAAATTGATGATTGCGTCCACTCTTTGCGATAGATATTTTTTTCTTTGTCTTGTAAGAATGATACTTTCCGTAAAATGGATTTTTTGTTCCTTGTGCTTTTATACTATTCGCACAACTGCAACAAATGCTTTTATTCTTCTCCGCACGAAGAAAATGTGTTCTATCATTATTTCCTAGATATGATATGTATTTACTACAATTTGGGCAACTTCTACTATACATTATTACCTCCACTTTGCGATTTGATTCATAGCATCCTCACCGTTCGACCAGAAATATGGCATCTTACCGTTACTCGCAACTTTACCATCTATTGTAGCTACAAATACCGTATAGTCACCTACACGGAACTTAAAGAGGTCATATGACTTTTTCTGGGAACCATAATTTCCTGCATACGAGGCACCGGCGACGGGTGCGGAACTCTCTTTGATGGGGGCCTCACGAACGAACCCCGTACGACCTTCTATTTTACCAGTCGGAAGGAGTTCAACGAGCTTCATTCCTACATTGCCAAATGACTCGTTCACTTTCGACTCGGTTGGGTAGGATGCCTTGTAGATTCTCGGGTTCTCTTCTATTCCAGCCGCCTTCAAAAACTTGAAGGAGTCGAATCGAGGATTGTCTGCCTTGAATATCTTGATGAGTCCAATCGCAAGTTCCTCCTGGTCTTTTCGTGAAGTCATTTTTTTAAGAATGTCCGCGAACTGCTGGTAATGTTGTTGTGAGAATGCCATCGGCGTCTCCTATTATCTGAATTTGATGCCGTCGCTTGAGAACTCAACATTGATTCGCTCAACTTTGCGCTTCGCAGCGGAGACAACCAACTTCACGAACCACCGTGTTTTTGAGAGGGCGTCAATGATTGGTTCCAACTCCTCTGGTCGCAACCCAGCGGTTCTACCGACAAATATAACATCATCGTTATCGTCAACCGCAACATACACTCCTTCTTTTCCGGATGATATGTCTATAGTCTCATTGAGTGGTTTGCGTGGTGTGAGTTTACCCACTGGAAGTAGTTCTGAAAGTTTCATCTAAGTCTCCTATTTGTGCCCTGGCCCGTGGTCGCCTTTTACGACTCGTGTTACTTTTCTTCGGGTGCCATATACATGATGTACGTCTTTACCTTTCATCTTGGACTTACCAAGACGATTAACCGCCTCTCTTCGTGCTCGATTGCGCTCCACTCTGTCACCTTGTGTCTTATGTAGATGCGCAGCAACTTTGTCGGGGTGTTTCTTATTGTACCGCCTCGTTCGCTCAGTCGGAGACATTGCCTCCCGAAGTATGTCCATAAGTTTTATCATCACTTGTAGTAGTTCCATGCAGCGTCAGCCGCACTCCCCCAACTAACCCTGAACTCATCATTGAAGGCAAGAATCAGTTGCTTCTTATCTGTTGCATCGGGAACCTTGTCAATCGCCCTACGGAACTTCCTGATTGCCTCTCTCTTTGGGTCGTCCGTCATAAGAAGGTAGTCCAGCATCTTCATGTAAATAGAGTTCGCAACTGGTGAATGAAGTGTTGGTCGGAACGATTCCAAGAGAGGAACCGCCTTCACTACGTTGACTCGTATCTCTTCCTTCAATCGGTTTTTCTCCACCAGTTTGTATCCCAGTTGCTGAGCAATCTTTCGTTTCTTAGCGTCTCCAGCAAGTCCACCATCGGAGAACGCGTAGGGAGTTTGATAATCACCCGCGGCACCACCGGCGGTTGTGGAGGCCTCTTGAACCGACTCGTTCTGTTTCTCCAGTTTGTATCTCTTGATTAGAGTATCAAGGAACAAGTTTGCTGATTTTTCATTGCTGAACTTTTTCTCAGCTACCTTCTTCCAACCACCCTTAGTGTCCCAGTTCATAACGGTTATGGTAACATTAGTACCCACCGTACCGGAACTGGTGTATGAGTACTGAACCCACATTTTTCTTTCTTCTTTGGGTTCCCAGTTTATGGTGTAGTGGTCGCTCTCATTTATCTTCGACTCACCGACACCAAACTTGGCATGACGCTCGTCGGGGTCTGTCTCCGATGGTAGGTCACTCTTGATATCAAGTTGTGGATGCGCGGCTTGAAGTGCGCGAGTCTCTTGCTCGGAGTCCTTGAGGTAGTCCGATAGAGCTTCTTTTACGAATGGTCGAAGTGCCTCTTTGAGTTTACTTCTTTCCATGTGATAGTCTCCTGAGTTCGTCTATCAACGAATAATATCCAAGCAAGGCAGCAACATTCTCATCCTTCACATCTCTACCCTTTGTGAGATGCTCAAGTTGCTTTATGACCTCGGTCAACTTTATTTTCACTACCTTGTCTGTAACGGTGGGAGTGAGGTCGGTAAGTGCCTTACGGATGGTTGGTATCTCCGACTCAATATACTTCTTGAGCGAATTTTGTGTGTTATTGATGAACTCTCGGAGCAGTGACTTCTGTTTTAATGACAAGTCATTGTACTTCTGATTGAACTTGTCCACAAGAAGTTTTGTGGTGAGTAGACGAATGTCTTCTGGTTGCCGCTCAAACTCTGCGAGAACCTTTGTCTTTGCCTCCATCCGAGCGGTACTCTTCCCACAGATATGTTCCACGAGAGTGTGACGACACTTTGATATATCTACGGGGTCTGATGGTTCTCCCGATAACTTATCCTCAAATAGTTTATACACTGAGGCATACTGAACATAGTTAGGAATGTTACTACTAAAGAAACTTTCGGTGTTATACGACTGACTGATTTCCTTGATTATGGCGTACTTTGACTTCCTAAGTTTCGAGCTATTCAAGCGTGTTCGGGCAGTCAGTACTGCCTCAACAAGGTTATTCGCCTTTGACTCAGTATTGAACTTGTGATTGACCAGCAACTGATACAGCTCAAGTTCTTTCTGAACCTCCGTTCCATTAACGAAATGCTCACGAACAATTGTGAGGGCCTTAGAGTCCATATTTCCACTGACAACATCGGCGGAAACTTGTCTCATTAGGAGTTCGTAGAGGATGGCAGTATTTTTTAGTTTTGAATGTTTTATGCGGCGCATATTATTCATCCCATATGATTATGAAATCACAACTAAGACGAGTGCAGATTTCTGTTTCTCGTTCCAAATCTTTTTGCACTTGTTTGTTATGATATTTTTCATATACCTCATAGATGGTATTGGTTTCTGGACAATATCCGTCAACAACATATCCAAGACCAGTATCCCATTGTCGAATTATTTTTACCCCATCCGTTTTCTCTTGCTCATCGAGAAGTAACTTTTCATTTTTACCTAGAGAGAGACATCCATTAATTTGATTTTGTATTCGTAACAATGCAGATACTCTCATTTTTCTTAATGTATCTTTAGAATGGCGCTTTCCAAATCTATGATTATTTTTACCACTAACCTTAGCGACAACTTCTGGTCGTTTCATAGGATTATGTTCTTTCATCCACCCACCGTTTCCAGAACTTTTTTCTCCATTGATTTTGTTCGAGCAATGTTGGCAAACTTTACCATCTCTCAACGAATATATAAACGTGTACTTATTATCATACGTCATCTGACAACCACATCTCGAGCAGGGTTTCTCAAATGGCGGCAATACATTGATAAATTTAGACGTTTTCTTCTTCCAACCACTTCTCATAGGTTCTCACCATAGTGTATAATTTCACACATATAAATATCGAAATGTCAAGGATTTACACTATCCGCCTTACCATTCGCATCATCCACATTCAAGTTGTCCTCACTCAGGAAACCTTCGTTTTCTTGAGTCTTTTCGGTATCTTCTCCTTCGATGGAGATACTTTCCGTAATCATGCCCTTCTCTTTTCGCCACGACGGCGGAACGACCCGATTCACTAAACTTTCAAGTTTCTTCGTATTCGCTTTATCCGAGCGTTGTATCTGCTCGCCTTGAACTTTCTTCTTGCGAACACCAAGTGGGTCATCCTCTATGTCAAGAGAACCCTCTACATCTTTTGCACCGAGTGGGTCACGACCTCGTGGATGAGAGTCCTTGCCATATTTCTGTCCCTCTGGTGGTCGTCCGCCCAAATCTGGATTAAGCTCGGTCTGTCCACCAGTAACTTGATTAACAGGAATGTTCAAGTTTGGTTGTACCATCATCGGATTTGTCGGGTCGAAGTTGGTCTGACCGTAATCCGGTGTCTCGTTCGCGCCACCATTGATTGACATAGCCTGCAAATCGTGTGCTGTACCGAATGATTGCCCGGTCTTAACGGGGTCATTACCCTCACCCTCAATCTGTGTATATCTGAATGTTCGTTTCTTGTCATTGATGATTTGCTCGCGCACATCCTTTACATCCGCATCACTGAACCCGAATACATTCTTGTAAATCCAGTCACTCGATAGTAACGGATTGGCCGTCATAATTTCATTCGACATTCGAACCTTTGTCTCCCACAACGCCATCTTCTCTTGCTCAGCAATAGTTGATGGATTCGTAAGTTCAATCTCGAAATTCACCAGTCGGGCATCAGTGATACCTTGTGAGTACAAGTGAATGACCGCAATCTTTGTCAGTTCACCAATGACGATTCTCTGTATACGCTCGATGGTGCGGGCGAATCGAACATCTTCAGCGGCAAGAGTTGCCTTCGCACCGATTTGCTCTTCGTATCCCAAGAACGCCTTAGGAATCTTGAGCGCCGCCATCATCTTGTTACGAAGGTACTCAATGTCCTCAATCGCGTTGAACTCAAGTCCCTTGATTGTGTCTATTGATGTATTGGAGTCACCGCCACGGGTTGGAAGGTAGAAGTCCTCGGTCATGTTCATCATATTGAACTTGAGGTTGTAGTCACCGGTCGCCGGGTCTATGTACGGGGTTTTCTTCATCTTGTCGATGATTTTGCCCATGTACTGGTCAACTTCTTGGGCGGGAATGTTACCAATATCAATTTTGAATATGCGTTTTTCGGGAGCACGCATGATACGATGAATCAACATAGCATCTTCCATCAGTACTAACTGCTTCCATACCTTACGAGCGGACTCAATCATACCTTTACCATACGGTAGGAAGTTGGAGTCTGACATAAGGCGGAAATCAGCGATTTCATAGTACTCAAATGTTCCGTTACCATACGAACCCTGAACCTTGAATCGGACGGCGTGCGGGTGCTCTTGGTCGAAGAACTCCTCACGAGTTACTTCATAGACCGGGAGGGGAACGACATTGACAATACCAAACTTCTCAGAGATATCCAGTTTGAGGTACTGATTGCCGTACTTACACATATTACGAATCCACATCCACAAGTTGAAATCAATGTTAATGATATCATAGAATAGATTTCGTAGAATCTCTGATACCTCTTCATCATCGGTAACTATCTTGAGAACATCTTTGTACTCGTTCTTAGTTGTGGACTCGTCGGCGTACACATCGAGTGCTGATGCTATGATTGGGTCGGCGTCCATGACCTCATAATCATTATACAGCTGCAGCCGAGATGTTTGATATGATATCTGCGCGTTGTAACTGTACGACCCAGGGTGAAAAACTCTAGCGTAGCGGTCAATCTGGTAGTTTGTCTTGAGCCCCGCCGACTGCAACCTATCAACATCAATAACCTTGAGTTTCTTTCCACCGATACCACGCACGACAACATCAGACGCAAACAACTTCCGAAGTTGCGAGAATAAATTCTTTTCTGCCATATTCTACCTCTCTATATTATGGTGACACTTCCACACATACATATCAACTCACCCTATACTTGGTGGGCATGGAGTGCCAATCTTGTTTTTTTCAGACTCCTCATCCATCCGCTTCTGCTCTTCGGGTGATATGCTAGATGGTTGAGTCTCCTTCTTCGCATCAATCAGCCAGCGCAAGTCCTCACTATACCCACCCGTAATTCTCATCTCATAGGGGTCAATGATTCTCTTGCTCGGTATGTAAATTTGAGGCGACCTATTGATTCTGTCAAGCGTACGCTTCTGTAGGTCTATACCTTGCTGTTTCAGTCGCATCGCCGTGTCTCTAATAAGTAGCGCGTAACCCATAGCGAAAATCGCATCATCATGGTATCCACTCATATGAACGGGGTAACCGTTTAACCATATGAATGTGTACAACTCACTGATGAGTCGCCTCGAATACACTATAACCTCTTGTGAACGGAAGTACTCGTCTATCTTAGATACAACCAATGGACGAATCTTCGGGCCAGATGTAACTCCGGCCACCAACTTGGTAGTAGTATCCGGTGTTCGTGTGTCGTAGTTCCTCTGCATTTGACTATGAATATCGACAATGAGCATATCCGGACTGGAGTAGAATAAATTCTTGTAGTTTCGCTCAATGACTTGCTGAATTACTGCCCATCCCATCGCTTGATTCTCTATTACGAGTAGTGCGTCATTGTACTCAGTTGCGGTGGTGACGAGAAGATTTCCAAATTCCTTAGTTCCAATCATTCCTTTATACTCGGCCACTTGCGTCAGACTCTCCACATCAAGAACTTGGAAGGTAGACGAATCCGAACCATCGCCACGCGCAGGGTCTGCGGCGACAACGTATGTCTTGCCTGGAACGGGGTACTCCCAAATCCAGTAGTTATGGTCAACATACCTCTTCTCAATAGGTGGCTTAACGCGAGTGTCCTCATACCACTTGATGATGGGGCCTTCAACCACCGTCTGACCTGAACTGATGAAGTCGCAGTCGCACTCTTGTGCGGCCTTCCTCTTACCGAGTAGTGCATCCTGTTCATCCCTCCAAGCCTGATTCCTCTCTGGGTGTACTGACCAGTGCAGTTTGATTGGATTGAAGAGGAATGACGGTGCATCGGCGTCCGCATCCTTAGCATCTTCCTCCGCCTCTCCGGTTGCACCACTGAATCCCGTGCCTTCCTCTGCGGACTGCCACATCTTATGGAATAAGTTACCAACACCGTTAGGAGTGGAGAGTACAATCGCATCACCACCAGTTGCGAGAGTCATTGAGGCGGCAGACCAAATCGTGTCAATGTAGTCAATGAAGGCGGCCTCGTCAAGAATTAGAAGTGACAACGCCTCCGAGCGACCAGCTTCGGGAGATGCAGCCTCCGCAAGGATACTTGACCCATTTGCGAACTCTAACGAGAGTTTGTTGTCGGCCGTACACTTACCCTTCAGCCACGATGGGAGGTTGGAGTGCATGACTCGTACCTTCGTAACAAGGTTCTTTGCGACACCTTGCTTGGTTGCGATGACGAGCACCTTCTTATCTCCGTGGAATAGCATCAGCCACAGCGCGTAACCGGCAACGAGTGTAGATATACCCAACTGGCGAGATTTCAGGATGATATTGAATCTGTTCGCACGGAATTGGTTGAGGACGGCCTCCTGAAACACCCATAGATAGAATGGAATCTTGCCCTTGACGGGGTGCTGAATGATGCAGTACTTCTTTAGAAAGTAGGCCGGTTCTTTTACACACCGCATATACTCATCCTTGATTATGTCCTTCAGGGTTTTAGTCTGAGTGGTTGCTGTAGCTACCATATGAAGTAGTGTACTCCGATTGCAATTTTGTCCGACCAGCTCTCGTTAGTCGTTCCAACCTTGTCGAATAATTTGTACTCGATACTGAACATCCATTGTGACGGTGCGATTACAATTCCACCATATACCCTATCTGGTGCAACTATTCCACCAATAGCAATCGTACTTGGTTTCTTATCATTAATCTGCTTCAGTCCTTGCATCTTGCGGAATATCTCATCGTCCACGGTTGATATACCACGCAACTTAATGCCTGGGGATAGTGATACGGTCTGCATCTTCCATAGTTTATCTGTCTCATCGTAGTATAGAGAGGCGCGGGCGTCTATCTCACCGAACGCTAATGCAAGTGAGTAGTTACTCTCACCTGACCTCATATTGATTTCGGTTCTACCATTGTACGAGGCGATACCTTGCGTACCATCGAATGACACGATGCCTACTGAGTCGCCTATGATTTGTGAATGAGCGAACTGACGTAGGACTTTAATAGTGTCTATGGAAATCTGATACAGAGCACTGACGGCTATGTACTTACCCTTCCACTCAGTCGCATCGGATTGTAGACTCCGCACACTAACCACGAGTACTTGAACGGAGTCCATCATATTATTGAGTGAGTCTTGGACGGCAATCTGATTCTGTCTACGGGTCTCATTCTCCGCACGAAGCGCTCGGTTGTCTTGTATGACCCCGTTGACATAGATTACACCCGCAACAATCGCAAAGGCAATCCATGTCCACTTACTTTTGAGTATGCCTAAAAATAGTTTATCAAACATACTATCCTCCTTTACCTAATGTGAATAACCACTTGAATATAGCGGTCAAGTCCCACTCTACACCCCTCGTAATATGTGGAATATCGCAAGGAGCACCGACACCACCAGCGAAACTATCGCTATCAAATTTGCGCGAGATGCCTTCCCCTCGTGATTCGACTTCCATAGTAGTACCTCGTCCACATCCTCTCCAAGATGGTCAACGTCTACTTTTGTTGCGAATGTGTTCGCTTGTCTATCAAGTTGTGCTCGGACTTCATTCATTCGTTCAAGACGAGTGTCGAGTATCTTACCCGCAAGTTCGAGTGCATACTTCTCTGCATCGCTCTTGACTTGTAATCGTTTCTCCAACTCTATGAAACGCGAATCGTAATACTCTCTCAGAGTTATATCACTCATGGATATTCCTTATTATGATTTTGGTGGTTCTTTAATTCCATTCCCATTTCCATTCCCAAACTTGTTCTCAAACAACTTTTGAGCACCCGTCTTTGCAGCTGCAATACCAAGACCTGCAAGAAGAACTAACTGCCACCCAATCGGAATATCCGGAATTTCCGGTGAGTCCGATAACGCTAATTTACGAACAAACCCAATGATGAACACGACCGCCAGTGCAAGGAGTATTGCGTTTTTATGACTTGGAGCATCCGGGTGCTCAGTGTCATCGTCATCAATAAACAACCCCTTAACCCACTCAAGTTGGGCTCTCACCCAATCATTCCCACCCCCCTTTACGAAGGCAAGTAACCACACTACAAACGCTAACTTAAACCAATTATTGTACGCGAAGTCCAGTATTTGTTGCCACATTGTCTTTCTCCAATGGTTCACCAAAGTCCTTCTCAAAGTTCTCTTTCAGTAACTTCAAGTCGTTTAGAATCATAGACCGTAACATCGGCTTATTAACCTTGTCCCACCTTTCCACATCACCAAACTCGTTGACATACGAGGCGTCCATACTATTAACATAGTTCTCAAGTCCGTTCATAACATCGTAGTAGAACGCACGGATATTCGCCATAATCCGTTTTCGCTCATACATTTCATACCTACCCTCAATCTGCAGCTTCGTCTCATACTCGGCGGTGCAGTCCATACAGAACCCGTTGAACTTCCACATCTTCTTATCGAGTCCCCGAGTCATAGACTTACCACACTTCGGACAATGAGTAGGCATCAAGAATCCTTCTGCCTCAAGTTCTGCGCGGTCAATCGTTGGTACACTAATAGAGTATCCGTTTCGCTGAACCCACTCCTTGCCGTCCTCGTCCGTCCAAGTCTCTCCTATCTCCCGATTCTTTTTCTCAGGTGAAGTATAGAAAGAGAAGAACATTTTTGCAGCTTTCTTTTTTACCTTACCACCCTTTAGAACATCGTCAATCTTCTCGAACACCTTCCGCTTCTGTTCCTTGAGGTCTGTGATTTTCTCTGTATCAAATCCCTTAGGCATAGGAAGTTCCATATCTGGAAATTCCTCAATCGGTTTCTGTTTATCCGTCATGTGTAAACCCTTTCTGTTAATCGTTATACTTTAGCATCCCCAGGAGCTGATTAACTGGAGCAAATGCTCCAGTCAACTTGTATGTTTTTCCATTGTATGTAAACACAAGTCCCTCGGCGGGCACTATCTTATCAAATCCGCCGATTGCTTGAATACGACCTAGTTCCGTCTTTAGTTTTCGGAGTTGCCCCAAATCTTTTGACGCCTTGAGTTGTTTGACCGCCGCATCAACTTTCTTCCTCACACTCTGAACACTCTTATTCGGGTTTGCGGCAAGGAATCCACTTGCGTTAGATAGAACTTCGGAACCGAGTTCGAGGAATAGTGTCTCAAACGGTAGCATATTCTCCTTCATCTGCGCCTCGTGGTTCTCTTTATCAAATGTCTTTACCCACTCCGCAAACTCGGGAGACTTGATTCCTCTTACTATATCTATCATCCGGTTTGATTTGTCATCAAATGCCCACCGCTTGACTAACTGCGTCTGTATAGTATTCGATAAGGCATACTTCATACTACGCGCCTTTCTCGACACAAAGTTCTCCCACCACCTCTGATGGTACAATGCTACGGTATCTCCGTCCTTCAATCCAAACTTGTTCTTGAGGCGGTCTACCTTACCAATGAAGTAGTCCTTCTTGGCAGCGAAGTCCTGATGTGGTGGAACTGATACAAATGATGGGGCAGATATCTTGAATGTTTTCTGCACATCGGAGTCTATCTGACGAATCATACCCGCAAGCATCCTCGCCGCACCCTTGTTCTCACCAATAGGCACACCGTTATTGTCATATGTTATGAGTCCGTGGAATATGAGCATGGACTGCCCGTAGGGTAGAACATTCTCCGTCTTG